AAGTGGTTATATTATAATGGTAAAATGGATCAAGAGGAAATAGAGGCACGTGGCTGGCAGTACGATCCCCTTGAGGGACTTAAAGTGTTAAAAGGTGACATGGACTACTACTATGACTCTGATATCGAAATCCAAGAGTCGGAGTTGAAAATCGAGTACCTAAAAACGCTTATAAATACACTTACAGATATCGTTGATGCGCTGAAGTGGCGACATCAGACTATTGGTAATATTATTAAATGGAAAGTATTTGAGAGTGGCGGCTGATATCACTGTAAAGCTAAAAGACTATAGTATGATGTATGTGGATTGTGAGAACGGTCTTGCATATGAACTATCAGACTATTTTAGCTTTTACGTTCCTGGCTATAAGTTTATGCCAGCCTATAAGAATAAAATATGGGACGGTAAGATCAAACTCTTCAATCGCATGACTGGAGAGCTAAACGCTGGGCTATATGTTTATTTGTTAAAGTTTGCATCTGAGCGAGGATATACTGTTGACACCGAAGAGTCGGATCAATATGGTCTTCCTGTTCCTGCTCAACAGTCTCTTCCAAATATGTCTGATTTACTAGCTGACGCAACGCTTCCATTTCAGCCTCGATCATATCAATACGATGCGATTGTAACAGCCCTAAAACGAAATCGAGCAATTCTTTTATCTCCTACAGGGTCTGGTAAGTCTTACATTGCATACTTGCTTGCAAAGTATTGGCTATACTATTTATCAGATGGCTTCAAATATCCTAAGGGCGGTAGAGTTCTAATCATTGTACCTACTACATCTTTGGTAGAACAGATGCACCAAGACTTTGAAGATTATGGTCAGAACCCTGATGGGATGCACAAGATTTACTCAGGCAAGAGTAAGAACACAGATAAAGCCATTGTCATATCAACTTGGCAGAGTATCTATAAATATCCTAAGAAATGGTTTGAACAGTTTGGTATGGTAATCGGTGACGAATGCCATGGTTTTAAATCAAAGTCTTTGTCGTCTATTATGAACAAAGCAACTGAAGCCAAATATAGATTTGGTTTAACAGGAACTCTAGATGGTACGCAAACCCATAAGCTAGTTCTAGAAGGTTTATTTGGTCCTGTCTATCATGTCATAAAGACAAAGAAACTTCAAGACGATGGAACACTGGCTCCTTTGGATATCAAGGTTCTGTTATTGAACTACTCAAAAGAAGTAAGAGAAAACTTTGGTAAGAAAACATATCAGGAAGAGATTGACTTCATCATTGGAAACAATGTTCGTAATCGGCTTATTTGTAATCTCGCTTTGGATGCTAAAGGAAATACTCTTATTCTATACAATCGTGTGGACGCTCACGGAAAACCTCTCCACGAAGCCCTACTAAATAAGGTTAAAGAAGGCCGCAAAGTATTTTTTGTATCAGGTGAAGTTGATACTTCTGATCGAGAAGCCATACGAAGAATAGTGGAGAAACAAAAAGATGCGATCATCGTCGCCTCCTTGGGAACTTTCAGCACTGGTATTAACATTCGGAATCTGCATAATATCATATTCGCTTCACCAAGCAAATCCCAAATCAAAGTTTTGCAGAGTATTGGGCGTGGTCTTAGAAAGTCCGATGACGGAAGCACAACAACCCTCTATGATATTGCAGATGATTTGCACTGGAAAACACGACGAAACTATACACTACTACACTCGGCAGAGAGAGTAAAGATTTACGAAAAAGAAGAGTTTAAATATAAAATAATAAAGGTGGATATTGATGTATGATGTAAAACAATTTAAACTCATAAGTGGCGAAGAAGTCATTTGTGAAGTCGTAGAATGGGCTGCAAATGATAATCCTGATATGGTTGTCAGACGATGTTTCAAAATCCATACTGCATTTGATAATGAAGGTATTCGATATCATTCTTTCAGACCCTATATGGCACTACAAGAGGGTCCAGAAATGTTCATCACAATAAACACAAGCCATGTTTGTTCTGAAGGTAATCCTGATTTAAGTCTTGTTCAACATTATAGAGAAGCCGTAAAAGCTTCTGAGATGACAGAAAAAGAAGTAGAAGAAAAGTTAGAAAGCATGGTTAAAAGAATGAAAGAACTCTCAGGTGAGTTTGATGATTCAGGTGATAATCTGATTCGCTTTCCTAGTAAGCCAAGATTACACTAGTATACTTACCCACCTCAAAAACCTCTATTTAATTATATACTAATATAACGATTCGTCAAGTCTTTTTTTATAGTTGACAGTAAAAAATATTTGTGATACAATCGTAACATTAAGGGATTTATATTATGGCAAAGACCAAAAGAAAAAGTATTCATTATGTAAACAACAAGGAGTTTTCACAAGCGGTTGTTGATTATTGTACGGCTGTACGTGAAGCGAAAGATAATAAAAAAATCTTACCTATTGTACCAGATTACATCGCAGAATGCTTTCTTAAGATTGCTGAAGGATTATCCCATAAATCCAACTTTATTCGATACACATATCGTGAAGAGATGGTTATGGACGCTGTAGAGAACTGCCTTAAGGCTATAGAGAACTATAACATTGAAGCAGCCACTCGCTCAGGCAATCCAAATGCGTTTGCATACTTTACACAGATTAGTTGGTATGCATTTCTCAGACGGATTGCGAAAGAAAAGAAACAACAAGACGTAAAGATTAGATATCTTGCATCCTCAGGTATCGAAGAATACATCATCTCTGATGGTGAGGATATGTCTAACGCTGTTGTGCAAGCATTCGTTGACCAACTTAAAGATCGTATCGATAAAGTTAAAGAGAAAGACGATGAGTTTAAAGCCTTTGCTGAAGAAGAAAAGAAACGGCAAAAACGACTCAAGAAGTCTATTATAACTGTTGATTCCGATTTAAGTGATTTTTTATGAAGATAGCGATACTAAATGATACTCACTGTGGCATACGTAATAGCAGCGATATATTTATTGCCAATGCTGATAAGTTCTATACTAATACCTTTTTTCCGTATCTTGTGGAAAATAACATTAACCATATTGTTCATCTGGGCGATTATTACGATAATAGAAAATACATCAACTTTAGAGCACTTAACGAAAATCGTAAACACTTCCTCAAGCCACTTAGAAAGCTTGGTATTACAATGGATATCATACGAGGAAACCACGATACCTTCTACAAGAATACAGGAGAACTAAACTCGCTCAAAGAGTTGTTGGGTTACTACATGAACGAGATCAATATCATTCATGAACCAACTGTTATGGAGTATGGTTCTTTGAAGATGGGTCTAGTCCCTTGGATTGATGATGAAAACGAAAAGCAATCCATGGAGTTCTTAGCCAATGCCAAGTGTGATTGGATTGGTGGACACTTCGAGATTACAGGCTACGATATGATGCGAGGCATCAAGTGTGAACATGGCTTAGACAAGGATGTGTTTAGTCGGTTCGAGAAGGTCTTGTCAGGACACTTCCACACCAAATCTGAAAGGTATAATATCGAATACCTTGGATCACAAATGGAGTTTTTCTGGAACGATGCGCACGATCCTAAGTTTTTTCATATCTTGGATACAGAAACACGAGAACTTACTGCTGTGTATAACCCTCATACTCTTTTCCATCGCATCCGCTATGATGATTCAAAACATGACTACATGGAATATGATTTTAGTCAAGTAGAAGGTAAGTTCGTAAAGATTGTTGTTCTTAACAAAGCAGACTTGTTTACCTTTGATCGTTTCGTAGATCGTATTCAGAACCGTAACATCCTTGAGTTAAAGATAGCTGAGAACTTCGAAGAGTTCATTGGAAAAAATGTGGATGACGGTAATATTTCTGTTGAAGATACTTCCGATTTGTTGTATACTTACATTGATGCTGTAGACACAGATTTGGATAAAGACCGAATCAAGAAACAAATGTCTGAGCTGATGATAGAGGCACAAACACTAGAGATTGTCTAATGACAAAGATTATTCATATCAATCGAAATATTATTCAACAAAATAATAAGCATGGTCGTTCCGAACCTGTATGTCGTGTAGAGGAAAAGGGCAAGGTCGTATACTGTATGGAAGTGGATATCAAAGGACCATCACGTATGGTATACAGACCTGAGAAACCACGTCCATGTGGAGCAAAACTATGGATCGAAACGGATGCAGAAGTTGATCTAATAGGTGTAAAGACTTGATTACGTTTAAATCCCTTAAGTGGAAAAACTTTCTAAGCACAGGCAATAACTGGTCTGAGATAGACTTCACTTCCCATAAATCCACACTTGTTGTTGGTCATAATGGTGCAGGTAAGTCTACTATCTTGGATGCGTTATCCTTCGCCTTGTTTGGAAAGGCACACAGAAATATTTCCAAGCCCCAGTTGGTGAACTCCATCAACAATAAAGACTGTAAAGTTGAAGTTGAGTTCAATGTACTAGGGCAAGATTTCAAAGTTGTACGTGGTATCAAACCAAACATCTTTGAGATTTGGAAAGAGGGTGTGATGATGAACCAGTCGTCACACTCTAAAGAGTACCAGAAAATCCTCGAACAAAACATCTTGAAGCTTAATCACAAAAGCTTTCACCAGATTGTTGTGTTGGGTTCTTCTTCCTTCATTCCTTTCATGCAACTCTCAGCGCAAAATCGAAGGGATGTTATCGAGGATTTACTGGACATTAATGTTTTCTCTAAGATGAATAGTATCTTAAAGGAAAAAACATCAGAGTTGAAAGATCAAATCAAGGATGTTACGCATGAGATTGAAGTCAACAAAACCAAAACAGATGCGCAAAAAAAGTATATCCGTGATGTCAAAGCAATCAACGAAGAACAGCGTGAAGAGAAGTTCAAACTCATATCGGATATACATGATGAGATCAAGACTCTCCAAGCAACGAACAACGATCTTACCACCAAACTTGAGGCAAAGTTACCAGAAGCATCTAGTGATTCTCAAGAAGCAACGAAAAAGATCACAGAACTTGAAAAGTTCAAAGCGAAGTTCAACGCCGATATTCGGAAGCTTGTTAAGGACGTACAGTTCTTCGAATCCAATGATACCTGCCCTACATGTTCTCAGACTATCTCTGAAGAGACTAAAGAAACCCATGTCTTGGAAGGAAAAGGCAAGGCTAAAGAACTCCAGAGTGCAATCGATCAAGCTGAGAAGGCTATTTTGGCAAGCAGTGAACGCTTACGATCAGCCAACGAAATACTTGAAGAATGTCGTCAATGGCAAAGTGACGTGGCAGCCAATAACCAATCAATAGCAAAGTATCAATCTACTTTGGATCGTGCTCAGAAAGATATTGAGAAATCGGCTCAGAATACTGGATTAGATGTGGCGAATGAGGAACTTAATCTCCTCATAGAATGCGGAAATAATCTTGTTGAAGAAAAGCTAACTCTGAATGAGCAGTATAACTATAACCTAGTTATTGGTCAGATGCTAAAAGACACAGGTATCAAAACAAAAATCGTAAAAGAGTATTTACCTGTTATAAATACCCTTGTCAATAAGTATCTACAAACACTTGACTTCTTCGTTTCATTTCACCTTGACGAAGCATTCTCAGAAACAATCCGTTCTAGACATAGAGACACGTTCTCGTATGCGTCTTTTTCAGAAGGTGAAAAGCAGCGTATTGATTTGGCACTTCTATTTACATGGAGACAAATCGCTAAGATGAAGAACAGTGTCGCTACTAATCTCTTGGTTCTTGATGAAACATTCGACTCATCTTTGGACCATGAAGGGGTTGACAATCTGATGAAAATCATTTATTCTTTAGGAGAGGATACAAATGTATTCGTCATCTCCCATAAGGGTGAAATGTTAGACAACAAGTTTGAGAATAAACTTGAGATCGTAAAAGAAAAGAACTTTAGCAAAATAAAAACATAGGAATATTATTATGGAAATCAGTGCAGAAACAGTAAATGTATTGAGAAACTTTTCTAGCATTAATGGCAACTTAATCATTCGCCCTGGGAATCGTTTGATGACAATCTCTGAGGCAAAGAACATCTTGGCTGAGGCAACGGTCAAAGAAGAGTTTGGGACTGAAGTTGGCATCTATGACTTAACAGAGTTTCTAAACATGCTTGGACTTGTGGAAAGACCACGTGTTCGTTTTGAAGATTACTACATGAACATTGGTGGTCAATCTGGTCGTGAACTTATTAAGTATTATTATGCTGATACTGAGATGTTGACATCACCAACAAAACCTATTACAATGCCAGAGGCAGATGTATGGTTTACACTAGACCAATCAACTCTTAATGGACTCAAGAAAGCAGCGAGTATCTTTGGGCATGGTCAAATGGTCATCGAACCAGATGATGGTGCTATTCGTTTGTCTGTGAGTGATCCTGAGAACAAAACATCAAATACATATTCAGTAGTTGTGGATGGGGGATATAATAACGACACATTTAACTTTGTACTAAATATCGTTAACTTGAGAATGGTATCAGACGATTATCAGGTTAAGATTTCATCAAAACTTATTTCAGAATTTACTAACTCTGATGAAACCTTGAAGTATTGGGTCGCATTAGAAAAGTCATCAACATACGGAGAATAAAATGGCTAAAAAAGAAGATGATGTGAAAATGGCGCACGAGTCGCATGCCCCTGTCTATGACATGGCAAATCGTGTATGCCG